GGGCCCATACGAACCAGAGCTTGACGAAATCATAAACGACGATGCAAAACGCGGAAAATTTATTACTAAATTACCTACAAGAGTTGGAGACGTTGAACTCAAAAAGTTTGTAAACGAAGAAACAGGCGAGACGCTCTATCAACGATATGCAGATCACGTCGCATACGAGGTTGAGTTCAGGGGTAATAATCTTATAGAGGCATTGGTCTCAGAGATAGAAAAAGAACGCTGGGATGACTTATACAAAGATGGCGAAATCACTTACGGCGATCCAAGAAATGAGATTGTCAACCGTGTTGGTGCTATCGATGCAAACGTGTCGCAGAAGTCCAACAAAGGCTTAGAGCGACTACAAGATATCATTCTAAAATACCGAGCGCGAGCAAAACGAGACCTCTTAAACTTAGAGTTTACTGAGGGCTACTTTATAAACTATCGCGGTCAACAAATGTCTGTAGAAGAATACTTAGAAATGATACAGGAGCGAGTAACACCCGCAGCAATAAACTTTTAATTAACAAAACTATCCTAATCATGAACAGCCAACACATCCCAAGCGCAATAGGCACAGCAGGTCTGCTAGGCACTATGACCCTTAGTGACATCAACACGCTTGTTGCCATTGCAGTTGGTTTAACGACTCTGACCTACCTAATCATCAAAATAGTAAAGGAACTAAGAAGTGGATCAAACGATTGATTGGATTACAGCCTTGTGGCCTGTAGCGGTCGGATTCGTGACGCTTGTTATTGTCTTAGCGAGGATGCACTACAACATAGAGGCGATCACAGAGAAGGTAAAAATACTATTTGATTTCCACAACAAGAGAAACGAAAAATGAGCGAAACAAGAAACCAAAAGATGGAGGGTCTTCAAGACCTCTTGATCGATGAATTTATCCGACGCATCCAAGACGGCGAGGCGACCGCTGCTGATCTAAGTGCAGCACGTCAGTTCCTCAAGGACAACAACATTTCGGCACAGGTAACCGACGAGAACCCACTAGCTAAACTCGTTGAAGTCTTGCCGTTCCGTGACGAAAACGTTGACCCTGTAGTGGTAGGCGGTAATAGTCATTAGACGTGGAGATACCCGAACAGTTCCAAGATTTCCGAAACTTTCTATTCGTCGTTTGGAAGTCACTTAACCTACCAGCCCCAACCAAGATACAATATGAAATTGCTGAATACATGCAGCACGGAGACAAGCGAGCAGTTATACAAGGTTTTCGAGGGGTTGGAAAAAGCTGGATATGCTCTGCTTACGTTGTTCACCAACTCCTCCTCGACCCCAGAAAAAATATTCTGGTTGTCTCTGCTTCAAAGACACGAGCAGATGACTTCTCAACTTTTACCCTTAGAATCATTCACGAGCTGCCCATCCTCAAGCACCTCATTCCCAACGATAAACAACGATTCTCTAAAATCTCTTTCGACGTCGGACTTGCACCAGCTAGCCACGCACCTTCCGTCAAGTCTCTCGGAATTACGTCGCAACTAACAGGTAGTCGTGCCGACATCATCGTGGCCGACGACGTTGAGGTTCCCAACAACTCAGCTACCCAGACCATGCGCGACAAGCTGTCCGAGCAGGTCAAAGAGTTCGACGCAATCATCAAGCCAGAAGAGACGTCAAAGATTCTCTTTCTAGGCACACCCCAGACCGAAGACACCATTTATAAACATCTCTCTGAGCGAGGCTACAGGACGCGTATATGGCCTTGTAAGTATGTTACCCCTCAGACGAGCCAAAACAGATACAACGGGGCAATCAGCAGCCTCTGTGTGGACGCTACGCGCGAAGGTAAGTCTACCGAACCTACCCGCTTCTCCGAGATCGATTTAGAGGAACGAAAGATATCGTATGGCTCTGCTGGGTTTGCCCTCCAGTTTATGCTAGACGCCTCGCTGTCCGACGTCGAGAAGTTCCCGCTGAAGGTATCCGACTTGATCGTGATGTCGCTTGATGCGGAACGCGCCCCAGAGAACCTCATATGGGCTAGAGACCCCCAGCTTGAATGGGACGGTAGCGTGCCAAACGTCGGCATGGCTGGCGATAGGTTCTACCGCCCGATGCAAGTCGTGGGCGAATACATACCCTATACGGGTTCTGTGATGGCCGTTGACCCCAGCGGTCGCGGTAAGGACGAAACGGGCTACGCAGTCGTAAAGATGCTCAACGGATACCTGTATGTAACAGAAGCGGGGGGTCTGTCGGGTGGCTACGACGAGCAAGTCTTAGTGTCGCTTAGTAACATGGCGAAACGTAACAAGGTCAACTATATCGTCGTTGAGTCTAACTTTGGTGACGGTATGTTTGTCGAGTTGCTCAAGCCGATTCTTAAAAAGATTCACAACTGTTCAATAACAGAAGTGAGAAGTAACACCCAAAAGGAGAAACGTATCATCGATACGCTTGAGCCTGTCATGGCTCGTCACAAACTAGTTGTCGATCCGAAGGTCATACAGGAGGACTATCAGTCTGCTCAACGGTATAAAACAGAAAGTCAGCTCAAATACCAACTGATCTACCAGATGACTAGACTGACAAGGGATCGTGGTGCTATCACTCACGATGACCGTTTGGATGCCCTTTCGATTGCAGTGGCCTACTGGTCTGAACAGATGGCGCAAGACGCCCAAGTGCGTATCGATGAGAGGAAACAACAAACCTTACGCAAGGAACTAGATAGCTTCGTAGAGGCTTACTATAAGCAGCGAAAAGGGTCGAAAAGTGACTTCTCATGGCTATAACCACAAACGTTTAACTACTAACGACTTATGACCAATGATCTTATAGGGGGAAGGGAAGGGCTATTAGTTACTAATTGATAACTATTCGATTATGAATAGGGAAGGCAGTGGTAGCTAATACTATTCGATAACAATAAGTAACTAATTGATAACAACACGCTACTACTAGTATGGACGATATATTTGAAAAAGCTTATGCATCTCTAGTTGAGCACTACGAAAATGTGGTGATCATCGCCTCAGATGACCCGCATGAGTGCAACGTAGAGTATAACAATGCGTTTGCAGCACGTGGTCTTTTAGATTCTGCACGGAAAGTCGTTGACAACAACCTAGACGACGGTAAGTCTGATGATTACGACATCGTTTGGGATGACGACGAGGACGATGAGTGCGGTGATTTTTGTCAATAAAGTGTTATATGTGTGTTATTGCGACTAGCCCTCAGATTGGATAGAACCTCTCTGGGGGCTTTTTGTGTTATCAGAGCTTTCAACAAAACACTAAAATTTATGAGGACAATAATTAACATAGTTTTGATATTAGTTATCTCTGCTTCTCTAGTTCTGATTGATCGAGATTTAAAAAAGCAACAGCAAACAATATTAGATCAGCAAAATACAATAGATTCCCTAAGTAAGCAGATTGGTTATCACGATATACGAATAACTTCTCAGCTAAACACGCTTATGGTTCATCGGTCTCGACTAGAACAAATAAAAGATTTCCTAAAAACCATCGGATCGTCCTTTGTTAAAAAGTAACTTTGTGCCAGCGGATATTTTGGTAAAAAAATCTGAGGGGGTTACGCATATATACGGCGGCGATTTTGCCCCGTGGCCGTCGCGCAGCGCGCAGCGCGTCGCGCAAACGTCAGCGGCCGTGCGCAACCCGTTGCAAATCAGCGGCCGCCACAGCATAAAAAGTGCTTTCCAGCCGCAAACGCACGGCCACACGCAGCGCACACGCACGGCCACACGCAGCGCGCACGGCTGCGGCCGTCGGCGCGTGTGCTGGTTCGCGTGTTTTTACAATTGGCCGCGCTGCGCAGCCACACGCAGCCACACGCAGCCACACGCAGCCACACGCAGCCACACGCAGCCACACGCAGCCACACGCAGCCACACGCACGCGCACACACGCTGCACGCACGCAGCGCGGCCGCACGCACGCACACGCGCACACGAGCGCACACGCGCACACGAGCGCACGAGCGGGCGCGCATTCTTTTTTTTACCGTCGGCTATTTTAACGCTTGCAACCGTCGCGCATCTAGTTTGCTATAGCACGCGAGCGGCGCGCCGTTGCGCGTCGCCACTTAATCCACACACACAAACTGACATGAATAACGAAACTTACCAAGTGGTTGTTTATTACAGCGACGCCGCACTAGGCTCGCCAGAATGGCACACTTTTTTGACTCACGAAAGCGCAGCGGCCTTTGTGGCCGAGCGCGCAGCATGCGACGCCGTGCGCGGCTGCGAGCTTTACAAGCTGCTATCTGTTACAACAAACCCGAACGCAGCGCAATTATGAATACACACAAACACCACACACACGCCGAGACCGCCGCCATTGCGGCCAATCGGCTTTACAATGAATTGAAAGCGGCCGAGCCACTCGCAAAGCAGCTTTTCCACCATTCGGAAAACACGCGCGGCGATATTAATGACGTCGAGCTAAACACCGAAACCATAAACAAGCTGCGCCGCGTGGCCGAGCTGGCCAAGCGTATTTACAACGCTGCGCAAACTGCGCGCAGCAACTATGAATATTCGACGCACACTCTCGACGCGGAAGGCGCGCTCGGGTTTTCCATAGAGGTGAGCGGCTGGAACAATGGAAAGGCGGCCGCCAGTGAGTAAAGCACGCTATCACGACATGCGGCTGCGCGATCAATTGAAGCTTGCGGGCATGCTATTAAGCGCGCAAATCGCGCACGCTTGGCCGAAAGCACACGGTAAAGGCGTCTATAAAGCCTTAACGCGCGCAAAGGCCGAGATTCACGCGGCAATTC